GATTAAAAATTTTAAAGACATAGTTATATTATTAATTACAACAGGTGTTCTAATTTTATTAGGTATCATTATTATTGGAGACTATTGGGTAGCTGTTAAAGAAGATAGACCCATAGATGACAGTATAATCGTACTTATGAAAATGTCAGTTACAGGATTGATTGGAGTTATTGGTGGTTACATTGGTGGAAGTAAATGATAGATAAATTCATGTATAAATTTTTAGATAAGATTGATAATTTATTTTCTAAAATAGAGACAATAACTGTTAATATGTCTTCATGGTTATGGAATAAAAGAGTTAATATTTTAAAACGAAAAAGAAGTAAGAAAAAATGAGAGACTCTAAAAAAATAGAATCTTTTTTAGAAGAAAAGAAGTTAAAAGATAAACAATTAGATTTGCTTCGAAACCTTAAAACGGAAGTAGAAACAGGTGCTAATGGCACTCAGAAATACATTATTAAGAAAGGCGAAAATAAAGGAAAGGTAGCGGAAATTAATGCAATTAGAGACAGTAATAAATAAACTAATAAGATTTTTAAATAATAGACTCGATTCTCTTTCAGTTAACATAACTTCTGGTGGGGTTGACAGTATGGAAAAATACAAGTATATAATAGGACAAATAAATGCCTTTGAGGCAACTAAACAGGAAATCTCTAACCTGCTAGAAGATAAGGAGCAAAAAAATGAAACTAAGGGAACAGTCATCGACATCAGATCGAAAGATCATAATGCCGAACAATGATTTAGTCGGCGTTAAAAAATCAGAAAAAAAATCAGAAGAAAAAGAAGAAGCAAAATTACCGAAGCCTACGGGCTGGAGACTTTTAGTCTTACCTTTCAAAATGAAAGAGAAAACTAAAGGTGGAGTAATACTAGCCGAAGATACTTTAGAGCGACAACAAGTTGCTTCACAAGTAGGTTTGGTTTTAGCTATGGGTCCTCAATGTTATAAGGATAAGGAGAGATATCCTGAAGGTCCATGGTGCAAGGTCAACGATTGGGTTATGTTTGCACGTTATGCAGGCAGCCGAGTTAAGATCGAAGGTGGGGAGATTCGTATGCTAAACGACGATGAAGTTTTAGCAACAATTGATAGTCCTGAGGACATCTTGCATGAGTTTTAACATAGGAGGATACTATGCCAGACGAAGAAAAAAAAACAGTAGATATTGATACATCGGGTCCCGATGCAGAAATAACTATTGAAGAAGCGAAAGACGAAACGGTTGTAGAAACTGCTAGTCAAGAAACAGAAAACACGGAACAAGAAACAGAAAAGAAGGACGAAGATTTAGAAGAATACAGTAAAGGCGTACAAGCTCGTATTGCGAAATTAACTCGTAAGATGAGAGAAGCTGAAAGAAGGGAAAAAGCTGCAATTGATTATGCTAGAGCTGTAGAAGAAAAAAGAAAAACATTAGAGGAAAGGTTTGAAAAAACTGATTCTGAATATGTTAAAAAATTTGAGACAAGTATTAAAACTGCTTTAGACTCTGCACAAAAAGAATTAGCTGCAGCAATCGAATCGGGAGATGCTACTGCTCAAGTTGAGGCTAATAAAAGAATTGCAACTCTTGCTTTTGAGAATGCAAAACTGGAAGAAGCTAAACAAGGGAGAGAAGTAAAAAAACCGGTGGAAACACCAATACAACCAACAGCGCAGATGAATCAATATATTCCAGATTCATCTGAAGAATCAAATCCTGATCCTAGAGCAGAAACATGGGCTTCAAAAAACCCATGGTTTGGTACTGATAGAGCTATGACATACACAGCTTTTGAAATACACAAAGAACTGACTGAAAAGGAAGGATATGATCCTAACTCTGACGAGTATTATGCAGAAGTTGACAAAAGAATACGTGTTGACTTTCCTCATAAATTTGGTAATACTAATACTAAGCAATCGACCGCCCCTGTTCAGACAGTGGCTTCAGCTTCAAGAAGCGTAAAGCCAGGTCGCAAAACTGTGAAACTCACTTCATCACAGGTAGCAATAGCTAAAAAATTAGGAGTGCCACTCGAAGAATACGCAAAACAATTAAAACTCACGGAAGGAGCGTAACATGGAAAAAGACAAAAACACTTCTCGTGCGAATCAAACACGGTCAAAGTCTGAAAGACCAAAAGTGTGGATTCCACCATCTTCTCTAGATGCACCCCCTGCACCTGATGGATTCAGGTATAGATGGATAAGAGCAGAAAGCGTCGGCTTTCAAGACACTAAAAACATATCTGGACGTTTAAGAGAAGGATATGAATTAGTTAGATCTGAAGAAATCGAAAATGCATCTGATTATCCTGTTGTCGAAGACGGCAAATACAAGGGAGTGATTGGGGTCGGTGGCCTTTTACTTGCGAAGGTACCTGAAGAAATCGCGCAACAACGTCAAGCGTATATGACTGATCGTCATAAACAAAGAGACGAAGCTATTAAAAACGATTTAATGAAGGAGCAGGACCAGAGGATGCCAATCAATGTTGATAGGCAGTCTCGTGTAACCTTCGGTGGTACAAAGAAATAATTTTTTTGTTATTTCTAGATCATCGAAACTAACAACTAACAAACTATTGTAATAGGAGACAATAATATGGCTAATAGAAACACACAAGGTTTCGGTTTAGTTCCTGCAGGAACGCTTGGATCAACTCCAGCGACTTCTGGTCAAGGGAAATATAAAATCGATGCCGGCTATGGCACTACTATCTACAATGGCGGAGCTGTAGCTAGCGCTGCAGGTTATATAGTTAATGGTCAAACAGCAGCTGCACCAATCATTGGTGTGCTGAATGGGATATTCTACAATGCGGCTAACACTTTAAAGCCAACTTGGTCGAATTTCTACCTTCAACCAATTACACCTGCAAACAGCGAAGACATCGACGCTTTTGTAATAGACAACCCAACACAACAATACATTGTTGCAACTGATGACGCAGTAGCACAAGCAGGGTATTTAGAAACTTATGATATGAATACTTCTACTGGTGATAACACTACTGGTAAATCAGAGGCGACTCTTGATATTGGAACTACAGGTGCAGACAACAAAACATTTAGATTATTAAGATCAGCAGAAGATCCAGAAAACGATACTAATGCTGCTTACAGATCTGTTGTAGTTGTTGCTAACTTGTTGGAACTACAATCGTAATAGGAGAATAGGAGAATAAATTATGGCTATATCACGATCACAACTAGTTAAAGAACTAGAGCCAGGATTGAATGCACTATTCGGCCTGGAATATAAAAGGTATGAAAATCAGCATGCTGAGATTTATGCCACTGAGTCATCTGACAGAGCTTTTGAAGAAGAAGTTATGTTATCTGGCTTTGCAAACGCACAAGTGAAAGGTGAAGGTGCAGGCGTTTCTTATGACGAAGCACAAGAAACTTTCACAGCTCGTTACACTCACGAGACTGTAGCTTTAGCGTTCGCGATCACTGAAGAAGCGATCGAGGACAACTTGTATGATAGAATTTCTTCTAGATATACAAAAGCTTTAGCTAGATCTATGAGTAATGCGAAACAAGTAAAAGCAGTTGAGCCTTTGATAAATGGTCTGCCTGGAACGGCTACATTTAAATCTGGTGACGGTGTTGCACTATTTAGTACAGCTCACCCAACAGTTGCTGGTACTTTCGCAAACACTTTGCAAACTCAAGCTGACCTTAACGAAACATCATTGGAGCAGTCTTTAATTGACATCGCTGCAATGACTGACGAAAGAGGTTTAAGAATTGCTGCAAGAGGAGTAAAAATGATTATTCCTTCTGAGCTACAATTCACAGCTGAGAGATTGATGAAGTCTCAAGGTAGAGTAGGAACAGCTGATAATGACATCAACGCAATCGTATCTATGGGTATGATTCCACAAGGATACAGAGTTAATAACTACTTAACTGACTCTGATGCGTTCTACATCATTACAGACGTACCAAATGGTATGAAAATGTTCCAAAGAGCAGCTCTAACTACTGGAATGGAAGGCGACTTCGATACTGGTAACGTAAGATACAAAGCAAGAGAGAGATACTCTTTTGGTGTATCTGACCCTAGAGGTATCTTTGGCGTACAAGGTGCGTAATTAACCTTATTTAATGGGGCCGCCTTAAAACGGCCCCATTTACAAAATAAACTGGTGAGATTCATGAGAAAATACTTAGTACAAATATTTACAAAATATCTTCAAACAAAGTTTGAAATAGAAAGTCATAAAGACGTTAATACAATAGAAGAACTACATCCTCATATCATTGACTTTCTAGGAAAATCTGATATAAAATGGGAACAAAATGATTTACAATACACAAGTACTGTAAATGATTTTTATATAACCTATGAGGAGGTTAACAATGGCTCAGGACAACATGATATTGTTCGCCAAGAAATTGAAACTCGAGTCTAGATGGAACGAGTTGTTTCTTGAAAATAAGGGACAAATAACTGCTGAGATGTCGGTTCTAGGAGATGAGATCAAACAAACAATAAGATCGATTCTTAGAGAACAAGAGGCAAAAGTTCATACCAACGAAAACGATTACGAAGTACATCTTTACGCTGGTTAATTAAAGCTTAAATATCGTTAGAAACGATCTTTTTACCTTAGGGATATCTTGCGCTTTTCTATAATTTGATATATAAATCAATCACTATACAAATTAAATCAGAACATAGACGCGTATAGTCGACGGCCTAGAGACTATGTTCAAAACTAGGAGGATATAATTATGGCAAATACTACATTTACAGGTCCGGTTAGATCGGAAAACGGTTTTTCTACAATCGTTAAAAGTTCTACTACTGGAGCTATTACTAACTCAATGACTTTTTCTGAGTACACTGCAACAGTAACTGTTGCTAATGGTGAAACTACAGGAAAAGAAGCAGCAATTGGTATCCCTGCAAACTTCATCCCTATGGGTGTTGTTATTGCATGTACAACTGCAGCTACAAATGCTGTTAACTTAGTTGACATTGGAACTGATGCAGACACAGATGGTTTCGTAGACGGAATCACTGCTGCTGTTAACTCAACTGGTTTCAAAGGATTTTTCCCTTGCAACGGTGTGTTAGGAATGTCAGGTGGAGCAACTACTGCTGCAACTGCAACTCCTGATGAAGTTGAAGTTGTATTAAGTGGTGACCCAGGAGCAACTGGTGCAACTGTTGTACTTAAGTTCATCGGTGTTGCTGGTTCTTCAGACGCTAGTTAATAAATAATTCTTGTGGGGCTTCGGCCCCACATAAAAATTTAAGGAGAAAAACTTATGGCATCAAAAGGTGATATACAAGCTACAAGATCAACTGCAGCAGCAGGTGCTACTGCAATTGTTGCACAACCAATAAGACTAAGAGGTATTATAATTGCTTCTGATGGTGTTGGTGCAGGTGTTTTAGAACTTACAACTACTTCAAATTCAGGAACTACATTATTTATTGGTGATGTTCCAAACGGAGATGTAATTAATTTATCTTTTCCAGAAGATGGAATTTTATTTCCAAAAGGAATTTATTGTAAAACTAAAACAAACATTGCAGCTTATACATTATTAACAGATAAATATTCTGGTCCTAGTTTATCAGCTTAGGAGGATAAATGGCTAATACTACCTCTGGAACAACTACGTTCGACAAAACTTTTTCTATTGATGAAATAATAGAAGAAGCTTATGAACGACTTGGAGTGCAAGGAGTTTCTGGTAATCAATTAAGAATGGCCAGAAGATCTTTAAATATTATGCTTCAAGAATGGGGCAATAGAGGTATTCATTATTGGGAAATAGCAGATACTAATATTGTCCTTGTTCAAGGACAAGCTGAATATGATTTTTTTAGAGCAAGTAGTGATGGAACTAGTGCAACTACAGCTCCAACAAATGGTATTTATGGAATGTCAGATATTTTGGAAGCTCAATTAAGACAAAATTACAATACTACAAATCAATCTGATTCACCAATGGTTAAAGTGGCTAGATCTGATTATGCTAATTTTTCAAATAAATTATCACAAGGGACACCTAATCAATATTGGGTTGAAAGATTTATTGATAAAGTAAGAGTACATATTTATCCAACCCCCGATTCTACAAATGCATCAAATTATATGCACATGTATTATATAAATAGAATACAAGACGTCGGAGATTATACTAATGCAACCGATGTACCATTTAGATTTGTTGCATGTATGGTAGCTGGATTAGCTTATTATTTATCTATGAAAATTAATCCGCAATTGATGCAACCTATGAAACTTGTGTACGAAGATGAATTTCAAAGAGCCTTACAGGAAGATGGTTCTGATTCTAGTACATATATAACACCAAAAGTTTATTACCCAGGAACATAATGGCAAAATTTGCATCAGGTAAATACGCAAAAGCAATTTCTGATAGATCAGGAATGGAATTTCCATATCAAGAAATGGTTAAAGAATGGAATGGTTCCTTGGTCCATGTTTCTGAGTTCGAGCCTAAGCAACCACAATTAGAACCTAAACCACACGGAGCAGATGGAATAGCGTTACAACAAGTACGAATAGCGAGAACAGAACCAAGCACCACGGTCATGTTACCAGAAAATCCATTTACAACTTATCAAGCTGGCTCATCAATTATAAATGTTTATGCTCCCGGTCATGGTTTAACTGATTCAACAGTTTA